TAATATTGAGTACCGTATCCTTAAACGGATGACGGGTCCTCAAGTTATCAGCTATCCAGATGGCACTGAGATAACCTCCTCTCGTGGAATCCTTATGGGACTCCCGAGTACTTGGGCTCTCTTGAACCTCTCTCACCTCTTTTGGTGGAGAATGGCTCTTGAAGCTCCGGAAAAGACTCATAGGCTTAACACCTATTCGATCTTTGGAGATGACTCTCTTGCCGTTGTTGAGCGCTGTGTTCGACTTGCTTATGAGAAATCCTGCCGTGAATGCGGTATGGAATTCTCAGACGGTAAGCATGCTAACTCCCGCAGGCGGGGTGTCTACCTCGAGCGCCTTATTAGGTTCTCGGGTTCAAAAGTACGTCTATGTGATGGATACCCAATGAAGAGGAACCGTAAGTTTATCCTACGGACCTTTCCATCGGTATCTACTAGTAAACAAGCAAAGGCATTGGAGGCTTTATTGCCTCCAATCAACAGTTATTACGCCGTCCAGGTCTCCGGTTGGAGAATCGATGACGCAATACCCCTAAGAGGACTCGTCTACCCAACTTCTGGGTCAGGCGACGTTCTCTCTAGGGTGGCTGCGGGACCTCTTTGGAGGACCCTAGGCGCTGTTGTGGAAGGGATGAAACAGGAATTCTGTGTACCGCGTATTTACGCTGTACAACAATCCCTGTGGTCATCCACTGCCCGAAGACTTCGGTCTCTCGGGCTCCCACCTATTGCTCGTTCACTAGGCGGTTCGGGGCTCCTTGCGGGACCCCGTGACCGTTCACTCGAACGTATAGTTGGACCTGATCACCGTAAAGCAATCGCCGTTTTGATAACGGATGCAGGTAAGAAGAAAGATCCCTCTTTCCTCTTACGCCCTTGGCAATGTGCAGATAAAGCCATACCCTCATGGGTAATGGAAGAATCTGAACAAATTGTTCAAGGGGTCCGATATCAATCTCGTGACCCGGATCGTGACCTCCCAGAAGGTGCCGTAGAACTCCCTGACGTAGTCAAGGATTCAATGGTTTTCCAACTGGAAGGGCTTTCTCTCATCTTTAGGATGGAGGACGCCTCTTGGGGGAGAACAGATCTTTCAAAGACTATAGCGAAACGCCGTAAGGCGCTCGTAAATCGTTGGAGATCCGTTCAACCCTTCAGAGGATCGGTCCGGGAAGCAGAGCGGCGGTGGAAAGAAGTTGCTTTAACAGCAACCCATTTCCACTCAGGTAGATACCCCGTTAGTGATCACTGGTTTCCATCCGGAATTTCTCCGGTGGTACCAGCAATCGCAACTAGGGCTCGCGCAGATGCCTTGAAGGGCTTATCCCCCTTCGAGACACGGGACCTAGGCGGAAACGTCGAACGTCCCCACCAAGCCTGGGACCCTCCGTAAGGAGTGGTCACCGG